CAGAACCACCAGCACCGTTGTTTGTTCCGTTTGCTGTCGCACCACCGCCACCACCACCGTAACGAGTTGTTCCTGCGCTTTGACCTCTCCAAGTAGAAGCATCAAATCCTACGCCACCAGCACCAGCAACTGTAGACGAAGTTGCTGCACCACCAGCACCGCCTGCCCCACCACCGCCACCAGCAGCACTGTTGTTTGAGTTCCATCCATCTCCACCAGCAAATCCAAGTACGCCATCAGCAATACTTTCTGCACCAAGACGCAAACCACTGCCGTACCCACCGCCGCCACCGCCACACCCACCCCTAGTGGCACGATGGTTATCTCCAGTTGAGACTCTGGAGTATCCACCACCACCACCAGCAGCCGAAATACCATTGGTTTGAGAACCCAGATAAGATGCAAACCCAGTCTGAGTGATTGGATTTGACCATCCAGTGGTTCCACCTGCACCGATTACGACAGGAGTGTTTGCCGATAGGTAAATCGTGGTTGCGATAACACCACCACCACCACCGCCACCAGAAGGTATTGTTGCGCTCAGCGAAGTACCGCCAGCACCGCCAGCACCGACTAGCAACACATCAAACAGACCAGCCGACGAAACCGTCAAAGTACCTGACGATGTGAAAGTCAGAAGCGTGTAGTCCTGACCGCTTACCGTGATGCTCGACGATGTGCCGCCTGTTGCGACACCGTATGTGGAAACAGGCAGAACGCTTGTGGTCTGCGATGAGACATAACCGAGATACGAACGGGTCATGCGAGAGCAATACTCCCTGTTGCGGTGAACTGCCAATAAGTGTAAGTAGTCGCAGACGGATAGTTCGTCGTCGGTGAACCTGTTGTCGTCACCACGAACGAGTTCACATCGTTGGTGAGCGCACGAATAACGACGATGCCAGAACCACCTGCGCCGCCGTCTGCGCTTGTTCCTGAACCGCCACCGCCACCGCCACGATTCGCTGTGCCTGCGCTTCCAGCACCCGACGAGTTTCCATTACCGCCACCACCAGCACCACCCGTACCGCTTGCGGTTGTTCCACCGCCACCACCGCCACCTGCGTAAGTCACCGACGAACCTGTGTAGTCGTTTGCCGTGCCTGCGCCACCGTTCGCACCTGTCGTTCCTGATGTCGAGTTCCCACCTGCCGCCGAAGCACCACCACCGCCGCCTGCGGCAGTCTTGGTCGTGCCTGCGTTGCCGCCGTTATTGCCTTCGCCGCTGACACCTGCGCCACCAGCGTTGCTACCATCGTTTGCTGACCCTGCGCCAGAGCCGCCATTCTGACCGCTCTGACCACCATCTTCGCCGTATTGTGAACCGCCGCCACCATTCGCTGAACGAATGAATGACGATGCCGTACCGTTCTTGCCTTGTCGGTCTGAACTCGTGCCACCACTACCACCTGCACCGACAGTCACCGTGTAGGTGTTGCCTTTGGCGATTAGGTCAGTCGCAGTACGGAAACCGCCAGCACCACCGCCAGCAGATACGCCTGCGGCATTCCCTCTGCCAGCACCACCGCCGCCGCCGACGACAAGATAATCCACGCTCAAAGTCACAGGAACAGTCTGCGTCGTCAGTGACGACACATACCCAAGTTGACGACGAGCCGTAGCCATCGCTTACGCCGTAATCTGATTGACGAAGCCGTGAATCGTAATCACGTTTGCTGTACCAGCGAACGCACGAATCACGAGAGCCGCCGAAGCGTTGCCTTTGATGAGCAAACCGGGGGCTACTGTCACGAGACCTGCTTCGGGTTGCACCGTCAGTTCAATCAAGTCATCTGGCGAGGTTGTGCCACCCCACTCAACCGTCAACTTGACAGCCGTAGTGCTGGTATTCATCGCATACAACCACACTTCGTCGTAGGTCGTCGCCGTGCTTGAGCCAGTGTGAATCGTCGTGCCAGCCGTTGCCGTAGCCGCTACTTTGATGGCTTTGCCATCGGTTGAGCCGCTGAGTTTCTGTTTCGTGTACGTTGCCATGATTGACTCCTAACTGAACACTTGAACTTGGAGAACGTCTGCACCAGATGAGAACTCGTTCCACGCTGCACCGTCATAGAAGTACAGTTTGTTGTCTGCGTCGATGTAACAGAACATGCCTTCTGCGAGCGACGGCTCGCCCACTCCACCGAACGCGTTGTCACGTGCAGTCGTGGTGGCGAACCGCATAATCACCTGGTCTTGCAGATAGGTGTTGACTTGTGCAGCCGTAAGGACATCGCCACTCACGAACAGTTTTACACCAGCACCTGCCATGTGACTAGTTTACACTACACTAGCGCGTTGTCAGCGTCAAGCACACCGTAGGTCGCGTCATTCAAGATAAACTGATAGACGATGTTGGCGAATCGCAATCCGAACTCGACGGTGTGAGACCCAGCCGACAGGGTATGAGATATCCGTTCGATGGCGTAAGGTTGTGTCACCGATGCCGGTGTACCAGTCGCATAGGTGCGTGTGATTTGAATGACGTCACCTAGTTCAAGGCTGTTCACCACGTCGCGGTTGACGTTGCTGAGTCCTGTCAAGTTGATTTCAAGGTTGTCGAACCGGTACACCGGTTCGCTGTAAGAAGTGAGTAGTGATTGAGCCAACGTCAAAGCCTGAGCATCGGTGGCTAACAGTGAATTGTCCAACGCGTAGGTAGAGACGCCGAACTCCGTTTGGCTGGCGTTGTCGTTTACCGCTTGCTGCGTGCCACCATCACGTGTAACTTGGATTCGGTTGTAGAGGAACTCTTGACCGTAGGAGACATCGAGCGATTGGTATGGGATGCCGCCACCGGCGTCGCTGAATGTGGTGATGACGGCTGGTGCGAATATATAGTCGGCGCGGTTAGTGAATCGCAGGTCACCGCCAGCCTTGATAAAGAACAAACCGCGTTCAGCCTCCGCACACTGTTGCAGGTAGGCTAACGCATTGGTGTTGGCGTCAACCTGATAGCCGCCGAGGGTAGCCGTCCCAGCGTCGATGTCGCGTGTCGCCGGGTACGCTATCTCTGTCCGGTCTAAGAAACCGGTGACGCGTGCACCGCTCAACTGTTGACTCGGTGTGAACGCCGTCGAGGTAAACGCATTCGCCAACAATACGAAGTCGTCTGCTGCCGCGATGCTGACGGTGCTGAGATTGAAGTCGTAGTTCACGTCGATGTCTGCTATCCGTCCTACGTAGACGTCGATACCGTTGAGTTGCACGGTAACTTTCCTGCGCGGCAGGATACCTGTACGTCCCTGCACCACGTCCCAGTAGGGCGAGTCCTCGTTTATCGGGTCGAACCGTCTGTCGTTGTTGACCAAAGTGACTGAGCACCTGCCTGCGCTGAACTGGTCGAGTTGCGACGAGCGACCACGCGAGATAGTCAGGTTCTGGATATAGGGTGAGACGTCATCACCCAGGAGAGTGCCGTCGAGGTAGTCGTCGTCGAGCACGCCGTCGGCAGCCGAATCGAGCGTGAACACGTTGACCGGAAAACCCAGTTCCATCAACACGGCGATTTGCTCGCCTGAGCGTAACGTCGTCGCCATGTCAGATAGCGATGGCGTACTGCGCGGTCACCGGGATAAACCCGTTGGAACGCTCGTAGTCGCGCAACGAATCGACGATGACTTGCGCTATCTCTTTCGCGTCTGCACCCATTCCGGCTGTGATGTTGTTGACGACGGTGGTGGCGTTGTTCGCTGCGGCTGGTGCGGCAGTCGCCGCGCCACCTGCCGCACCGAGCGAACCGGGCATGTTCCTGGCGAACTGCGCCTGACCGCGTGCCACGATTGCCGCACCTGCTTCACGTTCAGCGGCGGCGAGTTTCTCTTTCGCGTCGCGCAACGCCTCAGTCGCCTCGTATTGCTTCCACAGCGCATCGGTGACCTTCTCGCTCGCGTCACGCTCTGCTTCTTGCGCGTCGAGCAGGTCGCGCAACGCCGCTGTGTACGCCTCGCTACCTTCTTTCGCACCTTCGACAATCTCGGTGTAGAACGCTTGTGCGACGGTCTGCTCGATAGTCGCATCTTTGACCGCTGTTGTCGCGTCCTCGACGGCGTACTTGGCACGTTCAAGGTCACGCTCTGCCTCTGCCAGTTCCTCGGCGGTGGCAGCCGTCGTGCGCATCTTGTGTAGTTCGTTCTCAGCGTTACGTTGTGCGATGGTCGCGTCGGTGACACCGAGTTTCGCCTCAGCCAAGGCAATCTCGGCGCGACGGATATCGACTGCTGACGATTCCGGGTCGAGCCGCACCTTAGCCAGTTCCGCTTCGGCGTCAGCGACACGGAAAACCGCCTCTTCACTGTTGTACTTGCTGCGTTCCAGTTTGCGTTCGGCGTCAGCGACATCTTCCGGGTTGGCGGTCAGTGCACGCAGGTCAGCCAATTTCTTCTCTGCGGCAGCCAGACCACGCACCGCGTCCTGTTGCGACAGGTTCGCGTCGCGCAGACGTCTGGCGGCGTCCTGCACTTTGCGCATCGCGTCGACGGCTTCTTTACTGTCTGCACCGTAACCGCGTGTGATTTGGTTGAACTTGGCTTGTGCGTCAGCGACTTTCTGTGTCGCCTTGGCGAGGTCAGCACGTGCGGCGACGACATCTTTGCCTGAACGTGTCAGGCTGCGCTCGGCGTCGCTCGTCCCTTTCAACGCGTCGATATACTCGCGCAGTTTCTCTTTCGCGGTTTTCACCGCTTTTGCGACGCCACCACCGACACCGCCGCCAGCACCACCGCCATCAGCCGCTTCTCTTGCCGCTTTGCCTTCTGCGATACGTTCTGCGTTTTTCGCATCGATAATCGCTTGCGTGACGTCTTTGACCTGCACTTTCGCTTTGTTAGCCGCAGCACCGATACGCCCGAACGTGACCTCACCTATCTCACCCAACTCGCCAAAGTTGATGCCGACTTTTGACAGCAACGGACGGAAGAAGTTGATTGCTTTGATGACCAGGTTGATGCCTTTTATCATTATGTTGGTCATGAACTCCCACGCTGCTATCGCTGCGTTAGCCACTGTCTGCACGACTTTGCGGAATCCCTCGAATCGCAGATAAGCGGCGACCAATGCGACACCGACTGCGATGATGGCTGCGACGACGATACCGATAGGGTTGGAGAGCAGCGCGACATTGAACAGGTTCTGCGATATCGTCGCGGCGATAGTGACAAGACGCAACGCGACGAACGCGGTGGTCAATCCCATGATGATGTCTTTGAACTTGCCACCGGACGAGGTGAAGTTGAGGAACTCGTCGCGCACGAACTTCAATGCGCCCCCTATCCCTTTCTCTTTCAACACGTCAGCGAACTCACGCACCTTCGGCAACACGTTCTCAGTGATATAGCCGACCAGTCGTTTGAACACCGGAATCAACGCCTCACCGAGTTCGGCACGTACGTCAGCGAATTGAGCCGCCAAGATACGCTGCTGGTTCGCTACACCGTCACTGGTGCGAGCAAAGTCGCCCTGGGCGAGCGCAGTGTCTTTCATGATGAGGGCGAACGCCGCTTGCGACTTGGCTGCGATGTCGAGGTTGCCCTTGCCGCTGTACAGTCCGAGGTTCAACGCTTCTTGCTTCAAACGGACGTCGTTCAACGCGACACCGAACCGTTTCAACGGCTCGGTCTCACCGGACAGACCTGACCTCAACGCTTGCAACGCGTCGTCGACGCTAGCGTTGTTGAACGATGCCAAGTCAGCAGCCAACTTGACCAACTCAGTCGACATCTCCTGCGACGCCTGCTTGCCGATACCGAACGCCTGGAACAAGTTGCCGTAAGTACCAGCCGCTTCCAGGGCTTGCTGCTTCGACAGACCGATGCTGCTAGACGACTGTTCTGCGAACTTTATCACCGCGTCGGCTGAGTCACCGAACACCACGCGCACTTTCGACATCGACTCCTCGACGGCTGACGCTGCGTTCACCAGGCTGTAAGCGAACACGCCTGCCGTACCTGCGATGATTGCACCGTACTTGGCTACGTTGGCGATACCGTTGCTGATTGCGCCGTCCATCGTGCGCAACGCGTAGGTGCTCTTAGCCCCTGCACCTTCGAGTTTCTTGAAGTCGGCTATCGCTTTCTTGATGCCGGTTGCGTTGAACTCGGATACGATGTTTACGCCTAACGCCATCTGCTACGCCTTCCCCCGTGCGTTGATTGCGCGTTGTGCGGCTTCGTTGGTCAACTCGATGGCGCGAGCCACGATTGAGTTCACCATCGGCATCCGCTTCTCGACTGCCTTGTAGAGCACACGTGAACGAGACGTCCCAATGACGCTCTTGCCTTTGGTCGGTGCGTAGGTGTCGAGGTTGCGAGTGAAGATGTTGTTGGTCTTACTGCCTGCACCGTCCAACACAGCACCACCTGGCGACATCTGCTGGATACGCAAGATGTTACGCTCACCGTTGCGCACACGTCCGATTCCGACTTTCGGGGTGACCATGCCGCGTGCGTTGGCAGCCTCATACGTCGGGAATGGTTTACCCTCTTTGCGTCGCTTCGACGGGTGTTTGCCGTTCCAGTTGGTGAGCACCCGGTCTGGGAACTCACCACCGACCTGCTGGGCTAACGGCTGCGCACTGCCGTCCATCTCTTTCTTGACTTCCTTGTACACGTCTTTCTCGTACCGGTTCAAGTAGCGCATCGCCTCGACGACGCCGTACACCTCGACCCGGATATTGCCGCGAGCCACGACTACCTGCGACCTTTGCGGTTCGCTTTGTTCTGCTGCTCGGTACGCCACGCCATATAATCAAGCATAGCGTACACCATCTCGCTCGACTCAGCCAGTAACTGACTCGGTGCGATACCGGTCTCGCACGCCAGCGATGCAATCAGCCAGTGTGCGCTGTGCTGTCCAAAGGGACGTCACCAGGTTCGTCTTTCACCACGACTTCATCGACAGACTGAATCCACTCAGGGTCGAACGCAGCAGTCGTGCGCCCGGTACGTTTAGACACCTGCCATGCGAGCCACGCGATATCGGTGAGTCGCATCTCGCTCTCCAACTTAGCGACAGAACGATTCCAAGTGCGCTCGAACGCGACGAAATCACCAAACCGTGCGATGACGTCGTACGACTCACCTTGTAACGGTTTGACCGTCAACGAGAGTTTCATGCTCTTACCTGTCCTTTGTCGTTGTAGTTGAGACTACGCGGTAGCCTTGGCGAGAGTGCCACCAGTAAAACTGAGACTGGTCATCGCCAACTCACCCACCGCACCTGCCACCGGCTGATGCGAGGCTAGAAACGCATTCGAGATGGTATAACTTGGATTCGTGGCAGAGACCGCACCGCTAGTCGGCTTGATGACGACAGTTGTGGTCGTGCCGACCAACGGGTAGATGGTCGCTTCGACGTTGGTAGCGGCAAAGTCCTGCATGAACTCGATGTTGCAAGTGAGATTCTGCAATCCACCGGTGAACTTATGCCCGGAATCACCGAACGCGGTGATTTCCACCGAGTCGACCTCGTAGTTGAGTTCGACGCTGTTAGCCCTGTTTCCGAGGCTGACTGAGTTCACCGTAATCGATGCATCGGTGAGTACGATTTGTGCCACTGTTATTGCTCGCTTTCCTGTGAGTTCTTTTCAGGCTTCCCACTACGCACCGCTTCGATGTGACCGCCTTCGACAAGTGCAGCGACGTTCACGCCAGCCAAATCGCTGTCGTGCAAGGTGTCGCCGCGTTTCTTGCCATCAACACGGTCACTGGTTACTTTATAAGTTGCCATCGACACCAGCCTACACCAACAGCGACGTCACACGCTTCAACCGTGTACCGTGACGTCGACACGCACCGTCAGAAACTCAGCGTCAGCCTGCGTCTGAGGGACGATAGCGAAACTGTTCGACACGACAAGCGTGCTACACACACCACCCAAGGTCGTGTCTCCCTCTATCGCGGCACGGATAGACTTGTTGCCACTGTACGCCAGGTAGTCGTCGATGTCGTCGAATGCTCGGTTGTCTGTGTACCTGCCGACGATGACATAGACCGACCAGAACATCTCGACATCGCCGCCACCGAACGCACGATGGTACGTGACCGAGTTCAAAACCGGATAAGCGACGGGTGGATTGACCTGTTCAGGTTGATAGTTGAACGTGCGCAGACCGCTGATAGTGGCAAGACGGTTCTTCAAACCAGTCGCGACCTGCGAGACTGTCGCTGGCATCAGGCGATGCCGTACTGCACATAGGGCGACAACATATCGCGCACGTCCGGGTCGACGCTGCGTACCTGCACAGCCATATCCGCGAAACCGACCACACCCAACGCCGCGTTGTACCTAGCGAAACCGCGCATCGAAAGAAGAACACACGCCTCACGCACGTCGTTCGGCACGGCTGACCAACCCCACACGCCGTTTATCTGCACACCAGGCAAATCGGGCTGAATCATGATAGGGAAGGTCTTGCCGCCGACAGCGACGACACGGTTGTACGGACGTGATTGCAACACGGTGTTCAACGGTTGCAACTGGTAATCGGTGTTCGCCGTCCAGGTTGTCTCGAACGTGCCGTCGCCGTTGTCATCGGTCTTCAAAGTCGTCACCGATACCAGGTCGTTCTGCAACTGCACGGTGTAGATGTCGCGTGTGTACATCGATATCGTCGCAGACTGTTGATAAAAGAAACGCCCGGTGTGACCGTCGATGCGACGCGACGCGCCCTCGATAGCCTTCTCTAACAGTGTGTCGTCGGTTGAATCGGAGATACGGAGAGCCGACTTGACCTCAGCCAACGTGCAATAGCCGTTGGTGATTGCCATCACTCACCGCGTTTCTTGACGCGTCGCTTCACCGCACGCTCAGCAGCAGGTTCGACGGTGGCGGTCTCAGTCGTCGAATCTGATTCGTTGTAACCGAGGTCGCGAAGAGCCTGAGTGACCATAGCGGCTCGTTCGTGCAGACCGCGACGCTCGTAACCGAGACGCTCGACCAACAGAGCCGAGATAAGGTTGCCTTCGTTCTTTTGCATAAGGAAAGTGTAGCACACCAGCGGTGCGCGGCTGACTCACCGCGCACCGCTTGGTGCGTTTGACGTTAGAACGTCGGAGTGACGAGACCAGTGCCGCTAATCTTAGCCCAAGCATTCGGGTAGCGGTTGGCTGTGCAGGCGATGTAGCCGTACACAATCATCGTGATATCGAGTTCCTGCGACTTCGGCTGCTCGAATCGCAGCATCATCGGGTCGCCTGAACCGTTCTCCCACAGGTGGAGTTCCTGCAGATTGCCGACGAAGATGGTGTCCTGGTTCGTACCAGCACCTTCAACAGTCGAGACGTTCGCATCGGTGATGACCGGCAGCCCCATAATCGAGTAGCCGGAGTTGCCGTACTGCGGCGAGCCACTGCCCACAGCCGTCGCGTTGAACGCACCGTTCGCGGTTGGCACAGCCAACGGGCGATTCGTGCTATCGACAGCAGCG